GAGAGAATCACCGGGTTCGGCAAGGTGCGGATGAGGCTGGTCTTGCCAGCACCAGCCTGCCCGTAAACGAGCAAGTTCAAGAAGGTGGACGCGCCACCCGTTCGCTTCAAGTTGATAGCCATTCGGCTCTCCATTTCACCCTGTCGGCCAATTCCGGTCGGGCTATGAGATGAACCATAGCGGCAGAAAAAATAATCCGCAATGGATATTTTTATGTTTGACGGGGCAGGTGGTTACGGCGTAATGTGAGGTCATCAGATAACGGAGTAGCCGAGATGACGATTATCGCAACCAAGGAAGCCCACGGCAGCGTCTATACCCTCAAGGTTTGGAACGGAAATCACGTTGTTGAGCGTCAGGCTATCAACCCCAAGACTGGCAAGGCTTGGCAGCGTTTGTGGACCCTGGCGTTTTTCAACGGTGACCGCGCCGGTCTGAAAGCCCTGGCCGCTTTTAATCGCGCGGTCAAAACCGGGATGAAGTCCAACGATGATGTCTGGAAAGGCGTCACCATCTAATTCCATCGGGGGCGAAAGCCCCCACCCTCTTTCACACAAACAAGGAACACCATCATGAAGTCCATCAAGATCAGCACCGACAATTTCGACGCCCTCGCCGCCGCCTTGAAGTCGGTCAATGGCAAGGCCTCCGCCCACACTTTCACGACCGGCGGGAGCATCAACTCCATCGCCGATCTGGCCGAGGCGAAGCTGGACAAGCTGGGCCTGCCCAAGTCCATGCGAGCCGGGGCGGTGTTTGTCCAGCAGAGCGGAGAGGTGCTGCCAGCCCGTTACAATAACCGCGCCATCACCACCAACATCCGCATCGAGCGCAAGTCCAGCGGCTGGGTGCTAACCGACATCAGCGTCAGCGGCCTCTACCCCCGGAGCAATCCCGATCGCATGCTCATCCTAACCGAGGCGCAGGATGCCAAGGCCATCGAGGTGCTGCGCCGCGCCTATCTGATCAAGGGAGCCTGATCCATGAACAAGCATTCTCCCGGCCCGTGGCACTTGGCCGAAATCGTTCGCCGTCCGATATTCGTGATGGCTGGCTTCCAATGCGTTTGCGAGATCGCCCATCCTGGCGACTTCAGCAACCCATCGCCGGATTCCAAGGCCAACGCCCGTCTCATTTCCGCGTCCCCGGACTTGTTGGCGGCCATGGAGGCGTTGCTGGAAGACGCCATCGCCCTTGGCCTGGAGGACAGCCCTTATTCTGGTGTCGTCCTCCAGGCCCGCAACGCCATAAAAAAAGCCACCAAAGGAGCCTGAACCATGAGCAATTCCGAAAGCGTCCGCAAGTCCGAGGCCAAGCGCATTGCGCTTGGTCATCGTCAGATCAGGGTCTGGGTGCCGGATGATCCCGATGTGATCGCCGCCATCCGAAAGATAGCCTCTGATGCCTGCCGAGGGGCATAATGCAGTCCCGTCGCATGTCCGCCATTGAGGCCATCACCAGTACCGCAATCGGCTTTGGTGTATCGCTGGCCGCCGGGGCGGTGGTGTTCCCCGCCTTCGGTTGGAACCTGACCCTCAGCGAAAACATCGGCGTGACCGCCATTTACACAGTGATCTCCATCGTGAGAGGCTATGCCGTTCGCCGCCTCTTCAACATGAGGGCCAATCATGGCTGACATCACCAATATCTTTGGGGGCGAGTTCGTCTACGTCCCGCCCACCGATAAACCCTTCGTCGAGCCGCCCGAGGTCCAGTTACAGGACGCGATGCGCCGCGAAGGTCTGGACCCGCCGGCAAGCATCCATCTCGACGGCAAGCTGCACCGATTCAACACCGGCAAGCGAAAAGACCTGTCGGCGTGGTATGTCGCCTTCGGCGATGGCATCCCCGCCGGTCGCTTCGGCGACTGGCGGTCTGGCACCGAAAAGACATGGCGCGCCACCTTGTCCCGCGCCTTCACCCCCGCCGAGGAAATGGCCTTCACCCGCCGCCTGTCAGAGGCCAAGGCCACCCGTGACGCGGAGCTTGAGCGGACCAGGGAAACGGCGTCAACCGTGGTTGACAAGATATGGTCGGATGGCATGGCGGCATCTCCAGATCATCCCTACCTCGCCCGCAAGGGCATCGGCGTCAACTGCGCCAGGGTGACCGGCGACGGCAGGCTCATGGTTCCGCTCTACAGCCCTGACGGCACCATAAGCAGCCTCCAATACATCAGCGACGACGGAGACAAGAAGTACCACCCAGGCGGCGCGACCGGCGGAAAGTTCTGGTCGGTTGGGACAGACGACAGCACCATCTACATCGCCGAGGGCTTCGCCACCGCCGCCACCATCCACGAAGAAACCGGCAATCTCTGCATTGTCGCCTATTCTGCCAGCAACCTAGTCCCCGCCCTGGCCGCCATGCGCGATATCCACGGCCCCGCCAAGCCCATCATCATCGTGGCCGATAACGACGCATCCGGCGTTGGGCAACGCTACGCCGAGCAGGCCGCCGCCAAGTACGGCGCTCGCATCGTGGTTCCGCCCATTGAAGGTGACGCCAACGATTTCCGCCAAGCTGGAAAGGATTTGAAGGGGTTGCTGCAGCCTCCCGTCACCGGGTCGGATATCATCTCCAAACTTGATGCCGTTTTTGGCAATCAACTTGGCGATGCTTTTTCAATCCCGAATGAACTGGTCGAGGGCCTTATTGTCATCGGTTCTCAGACTGTGATCTACGGCGACAGCAATAGCGGAAAGACCTTCCTCGCCCTATCCCTGGCCGCTGCCGTGGCCGAGGGGGAATCATGGTTCGGCAGGCAGACAGATCGTGGCGTAGTAGTTTATCTGGCGACCGAAAGCCCTAGCAGCGTCCGCACCCGCGTCCAGGCGCTAAAGCGCCATACTGGATGGAGCCTTGAACACCTCGTCATCGTCCAAGTGCCCATTAATTTCTATGAAGGCGACGGAGATGCCCAGGACGTTATCGAACTTGTTCGCGTGGTCGAGGATCAGACCGGCGCACCAGTCAGGATGATAATCGGCGACACCTTGGCCCGAATGTCAGCCGGGGCGGATGAAAACCGAGGATCAGACATGGGGCCGGTCATGGCCCGCTTCGACGCTGTCGCCAAAGAGACGCAGGCGGCAATGGTCATCATCCACCACAATGGCAAGAATGCCGCAGCCGGTGCCCGTGGATGGAGCGGAATACGGGCGCATATTGATACCGAGATCGAGGTGGTTTCCGACGAAACAGGACGCCGAGCCACCATCACCAAACAAAGAGAACTGCCCGGCAAAGGTGACGACATCCTCTTCAAGCTGGACATTATCGAGATCGGGACCACCAAGTTCGGAGGTATAGCAACCACTTGCGTGGCCGTGCCGGATGATGTTGAGCGGCCAGCCAGGGCCGAGAAAGATAGCCCCATAAAGAAGCACCAAAAGTCATTCGAGACGGCGTGGTGGGCGTGTGGTGCGGAAGACCGCGATGGCCTTGCTTATATCTCCAGGGATGCACTTAAGGCCAAACTTGAGATGGATGGGCACGCGGAACGCACCATCCGAAACATGATAAACCCGTCCTATCAGGACAAACTAATAGGTGCGCTTATCACCGCCGGGATCATTGAAACACACGGCAACAAAGGGTGGATTTTGTTAGATAAGATTGCATCCTTTGCATTGCTTCAACGCCGTGAAACATCTTGACCCTAAATGACCCTGGGGTCAAAAAAAGGGTAAGGGTCAAAAACGCAAAATTGCATATCTTTTTTGACCCTAAATGACCCCTCCCCCCTTTAGGGGAGGGTCAAAAGGGTCAAGATGCAATGACCGGCAAAAGGGTGACGTGTGAAACATCAAGCCTCATATCCGCATCCAGTCGTTCGGCGTAACCTCGCCGTTTGTCAGCTTGAAAATCTCGACCTGGAGTTTGGCGGTCGGAGTACGCTCGAACCGCTCCCAGCGACTGATAGTAACAACAATCACACCAAGAGCCTTCGCAACGTCGGCCTGGGTCTTGTTCTTAATCCGTCGCCAATCAACCAATTGCATCTCGGGTACTCCTGGGTTATCCTTGGCGGATTATATCCAATTCGGTCGAGTTGCACAATCGTATGGAGGGGAGTAAACTGAAGCCATGAAAACCGCCCCTATAAAGCATTGGCCTGCCGCCAAAGTGGAACTGATGCCGGTCTCTCGGCTCGTTCCATATGCCCGCAATTCTCGCACCCACAGTGACGCGCAAGTGGCGCAGATCGCCGCTTCCATCAACGAGTGGGGATGGACTATCCCGGTTCTGGTGGATGAGACGGGGCAACTGATCGCCGGTCATGGTCGCATCATGGCAGCCCGTAAACTCGGGTTGACGGAAGTCCCGGCCATGACGGCGACGGGATGGACCGAGGCACAGAAGAAAGCCTACGTCATCGCGGACAACAAGCTGGCGCTGAATGCCGGGTGGGATTTGGACGCGCTCAAGGTCGAGCTTGCCGATTTGGGCGAGCTTGGCTTCGACGTTGGCCTGACCGGCTTTGGCGACGATGAGCTTGCCGACTTGCTGGCTGAGAAGACGGAAGGGCTGACCGACCCCGACGACGTGCCTGAGCCGCCCGCTGATCCGGTGAGCGTCGAGGGCGATGTTTGGGTGCTGGGCAATCACCGCATCATCTGCGGATCGTCAACCGATGCCCATACGGTCGAGAAGCTGCTTGGCAAGGTCAAGCCGCACCTGATGGTCACTGATCCGCCGTATGGGGTGGTCTATGACGCCAATTGG